CCGTAAAAGCGGACTGGGGAGTGCAATGCTCCCCTTCAGTATTGGTTAGAGCCGGTACGCCGATACCTCTAGCCGTCATGACGGTGGGATAGACCACAAATTTTTTCAAACGTTTGAAGCTTGTTTAAATAATTTTTACTTTTTAAAATGCAATCTTCTGATATGGCCGCGCAGCTTACGCGCCCTGGTCAAAGTAACGGTACGGGTGACGCCCGTGCCCTATATCTTAAACTCTTCTCTGGAGAGATGTTCAAAGGCTTCCAGAACAACGCAATCGCTCGTGATCTGGTTATGCGTCGGACTCTCCAAAACGGAAAGAGTCTTCAGTTTATCTACACTGGTCGCACCACGGCTGAGTACCACACCCCTGGTAACAGCATCCTTGGTGACTCCAACGGTCGTCCTCCCGTGGCGGAGAAAACCATCACGGTTGATGACCTGCTGATCTCCAGTGCTTTCTTGTATGATCTCGATGAAGTTCTGTCGCATTATGATATGCGTTCGGAAATTTCTCGTAAGATCGGTTATGCTCTTGCTGAAAAATATGACCGTCTGATCTTCCGTGCTATCGCCAAAGGCGCACGTCAGGCATCTCCTGTCCAATCCGTTGGATCTGGTGATGGTCTGGTGAGCACCGAAGAACCGGGTGGTACTCAGATTCAGGTTGGTACCGGCTCTGGTACTACCGCTGACGCCTTCAATGCTCAGCACCTGGTCACCGCTTTCTTCGATGCAGCTGCTGCACTCGATGAGAAAGGTGTGTCTCAAGATGGACGTGTGGGCGTTCTGAACCCACGTCAGTACTACTCCCTGATTCAAGAAGTTGGCAACAACGGATTGATCAACCGTGACGAGCAAGGCGCTGGTCTGCAGTCCGGTCGGGGTGTTGTTGAGATCGCTGGTATCAAGATCTTCAAGTCCATGAACATTCCGTTCCTGGGTCAGTATGGCACTGCTTACGGCGGTGACACTGGCGTTACCTCTCCTGGTAACACTGGTGATTTCGTTAGCCCTGACATTGAGGATGGCCGTAACTCTGTTACCGGTATCAACGGTCACTACGGTAACTCTGACCACTTCGATACCACCTGCGGTCTGATCTTCCAACGTGAAGCCGCTGGTTGTGTGGAAGCTATCGCCCCTCAGGTGCAAGTCACCAGTGGCGACGTGTCCACCATCTACCAGGGTGATGTGATCCTGGGTCGTCTCGCCATGGGCGCTGACTTCCTGAACCCTGCTTGTGCAGTTGAGCTGCACGCTACTAGCACCGCACCTTCTGCGTTCGGTACTACCTATCCTGCCAACACTGCTGGCACCTGATAGATTTAATTATACGGGAGCCTCTTCGGGGGCTCCTTTTTTTTAATTCTTTATTGAGAATAATACTCATTTGCAATTATGCCTTACCTAACTACTGGCTCCACTGAACTTAAAGCCGTTAATCAGATCCTGGCGTCAGTTGGTCAGGCTCCTGTTACCACGTTGACAACTGAAGAAACTCTCATTATCAACGAAGTCTCTCGATTTACTGGTTCTATTTCAGGCACTACACTAACTACTGAAACTGCTAACATTCCTGTTGGTACTTACATTGGTGGTACTGGTGTTACTGATGGTACCTCTATCGCTGTTGCTGGCGAAGAGGCTGATCCAGCTACTGATCCTGTTACGTATGAATACACTCTGAACATTTCTCAGACTGTAGCTGAACGTACATTGACTCGTAATGAAGTTACTACCAGAGTTGAAACTCAAACCAACCCGGACGTTGCGATTGCACTCAACACCTTGAGAGAGGTGTCGCGTGAAGTACAGAGCGAAGGATGGACTTTTAATAAAGAATTTGACTATACACTTACTCCTAATTCGAGCAACGAAATCCTGATCCCTGATAACATGCTTCAGGTAGATCTGAACATCTCATCTAAGAGATCTGGTAACCGTCAGTTCGATAGCGTTAACCGTGGAGGTAAACTCTACGACCGTATTAAACATACCTACAAGTGGACTGCTGACAATGTTAAAGCTGACATCCTGTGGTATTTTGAGTGGGAAAATATCCCTGATCCTATTCAAGCATTTATCGTAGCACGTGCTGCTTCTATCTTCTCTACCCGTACCATGGGTGACCCTAACCTGTATCAGATGCTCCAACAAAAGGAAGCATTTGCACGGGCGATGGCTATGGAGTATGAGTGCAACCAGGGTGACTTTTCGTTCTTTGGTGAGCCCCAGGGCGAGAACTATTACAATAGCTATAAACCGTTCCATACCTTGCAACGCTAATGCCAGCCGTAACACAACAGATCCCTAATTTTCTTGGTGGTGTATCCCGCCAAACTGACGACAAGAAACTAATCAACCAGCTGACTGAGTGTGTTAACGGTTACCCTGATCCTACATTTGGTCTGCTGAAGCGTCCTGGCATGAAGCACACTAACGTGCTGAAGAAAGCTAATGGTACTGCATTTACCAAGACTGAACTGGCAGATGCAGCATGGTTCTTTATTGACCGTGCTACTGCTGGTTCTTACATTGGTGCTATTAAAGGTACTAACCTGTATGTATGGACTGCTGCTGAAGGTACATTTTGTACAGTGACAAACAATGGTACTGGTTACTTGACTGGTACTAAGCAAGATGATTATCATTTCCGTAGCATCCAGGATACCACTATTATTAGTAACAAAACTGTTACCACTGCTATGCAGGCAGACGGTACGTTTATTGCTAACTCACAAGGCACATTGAAACTTAAATCAGTAGTCAATGGTGAAGTGCATCAAGTTAAAATTAAAGGTACTTCTAATGGTACTGAGCACACCGCAACAGCTACTGTGCAGTCTTCAGCCACCTTTACCTCATTCCTAACTGGTACACACGCTACTCACGATCTGCTGGGTGCTGTTAAGGCTCTTATCGAAGCTAGGCACACAGCTAGTGACAGTGAGTTTGATGGTAAATGGTACCTCAATTCTTATGCCAACAGCCTTACGATCCGTAGAACAACTGAATCCAATGCTGTTGTAGTAGATGCAGAGCCAGGGTCTGGTGTTACCTATAAATACTTTGAGATAAGTGCTTTAGGTGGTCTCTCAAACAACGCTATTGAAGCATTTCAAGATGATGTAACTAACATCTCTGAAGTACCTTTAGAATCATTCCACAACCATAATGTTAAAATCCTCAACAGTGATACTGAGGACGATGATTATTATGTAAAATTTATAGCCGCCAATGGTGTTGGTGGTAAAGGTTATTGGCAAGAAACCATTGCACGTGATGTGTCTCCTGGTCTTAACAATGCCACTATGCCACACGAGCTGTCTAACACTGGTGCTACTACCTTTACGTTTGGTCCTATTACCTACAAGGATCGCCTAACTGGTGACGATAACACCAATCCTAAACCTTCTTTTGTTGGTAAAAAGATTAGTTCTACTTTCTTTTACAGCAATAGGTTCGGTTTGTTATCTGAGGATAACGTTATTTTTGGTGTTGCTAACGATAACTACAACTTCTTTGCCAAGTCTGCACTGACTCAGATTGACTCAGATCCCATTGATTTGAACGTATCTAGTGTACGTCCTGTCACCTTGTCTGACGTTCTACCGTCGCCCCAGGGCTTGCTGCTGTTCAGTGAACGTCAGCAGTTCCAGGTGTATGCTACAGATGCAAGTATCTTGACACCTACATCTGCTGTTATCCGTACACTGGCTAACTACGAAATGGCTACTAATGTACAGCCTGTAGACATCGGTACTACTACTGCATTTGTTAGCCGAGTACCTGGTTATAGCAAGCTGTTTACTATGGCTCTACGTGACGTTGAGCAGACACCTATTGTGGTAGACATTAGTAAAGCTGTGCTAGAGTGGATTCCTGATACTGTAGATGATCTGACTACCAGTCCACCAAACTCTATTGTCATATTGGTTGACCGTGATACATCTTATTTGTACATGTACCGGTTCTATAACAACGGCAAGGAAGATCTATTTCAAGCATGGGTAAAGTGGGAACTGCCTGGTACTATCCAAGCTGCACGTATTATTAACGATGCAGTTACTGTTGTATCACAGCAGGAAGATGAGTACACCATTGGTGCAATCGAGCTAGATGAATTACCGTCTGGTAACGCCTTTGCTACATCCTCTGGATTTACTGGTAATGTACCTCTTGATATGGCTACACGTCCTGTCAAGCCTCATGCATCCGTTGAGGCAGTGGTATATGACTCTACAAACGACATTACCAAGGTCTATGTACCTTATACTCCTATCGACGATAAAGACGCTGTGATGCTCCTTACAGTGCCTACAGCAGATAAGGGTACTGATGCTGCACTAGACTCGGACCAGGGCTACTGGGCTAAGGCTATTGAGCGTATTGAACCTTCAACTAACTACCATTACTTTGAAGTAAAGGGTAACTTTACTGCTTATGCTGATGGTATTGTAGTCGGTTATAGTTATGATTTAGAAGCGGTGTTGCCTAAATTTTATCTTAAAACAGAGGAGGGTTCTGATTATACAGCTTCCTTAACTATTGCTAGAATTAAAATGTCTGTTGGTCGTACTGGTGCTCTCCGTTTTAAGCTAAAACCAACTGGTTCTAACGAATGGAAGAACGTACAACATACCGCAGACGGTGATACCTATGCTGGTGATACTAATCCTGTAGTGCAGGAACGAGTGTTTACCTTACCTATCCATCAACGTAACACTAATTTTGAACTAAAAGTGACAAGTGATTTTCCATACCCTGTATCGTTGGTGTCGATGATGTGGGAGGGTAACTATTCTACCAAGTACTATAGGAGGGCTTGATGTTTAATCCAAAAACTAATAACCTCC